TATTGATTCGTTAGGTACACAGTTTGGAACTTGTCTACCACCCTTATCTTTCATACCAACTTGCTTATATCCTTTCCAACAAGGGCCATCTTCTTTTACCAATGATTCGTTTGCGGCTGCTTGATAATCTTTTAACCATTTTTTATAATAGTTAATTAAATCTAAGTTTAGTGCTATTGATTTTTTAATATTTTCTTTTTTATTGCTTGGTAAACTTTTATTATCTTTAAGTTGTTGTACTAATAGTTTAATAGTTTCTTCCAAATTTTTAATCAACATTTCCAATCTCTTTGTTTCGGAATCTTCATTTATTGTACCTTCGCCGAACATACCTACAAAATTACCTTGATATTTGTTACCACTTGTTCCACTTATTGCTGCGGCAAAGTCCATTCTATCTTTTAATTTTCCTTTAGCTATAAAATTAAAAAGCTTTTTAGCGTTCAAATTAAAATCATCTATAAATTTTTGTACTGCAATTGCACGAGTACCAGTAAATCCAGCAATTCCCATTGCTTCTTTACCTACTCCTTCATTTACCGATTCGTTTGTTCCGTATTCGTGATAGTTAGATGATGCTTGAGAAATTAAGTTTTCTGCTTTAGCTATATGGTCTTGAATCCAAGCTGGTATTTGTTTTTCATCCTCACCCATTTTAGCTTTCAATTCAGTTGCCATCTTAATAATGGTATCTATTGAATTATTTGCCATAGAAACTTCGTGGTCTTCACCCTCACCTTCTTTAATGAATGCGTTTGCAAATGGATTAGAAATTACTTTACCCATTTCAAATTTACCAAATGCTTTTTGAGATATTAAACCACCTAAACGAATCATAATTATTTCTTTTTACCTAATCTTTCTTTCATTGTATCTACAGAGATATCAGCGATTTCATAGTAACGATTTAAGATGTGGCCCATATCTTCATATAAAGAATGTAATCTTTCATCCATTGAGTTTGCTTCAACAGCGAACTTATCAAACGATTTACCTAACTTATCTAATTCTTGCATATTTCTTTTTACAGTCACTGCATCAAACCAATCACCGCTTTCTCTTAATGTCATTTCTTTTGCAGCCTCAACGATAGCACCTAAAGTATTTGCAACTTCAGTCAAATCAGATTGTCTTCTCATTTGGTCTTGGAAAGTATTATAAGTAGAAATAATCTCTAAGAAGTGTTTTTTAACTTCGTTTGATAGTTTTCTATCTTCTAAGTTTTCAGCTAAACTGAATTTACCATTAACTATCTTTACTTCTTTCAAGTTAGTTTTACGGATATCATTGTATGCTTTATGCACAGTTGTTCCTTTTGGTGCAGCAACGTTTAAGGTTATCTTATTGTTGTGTACGAAATCGTATATATCAAAATTCTTTGCCATTCTTATGCTATTTCAGTTATTATTTCTCTCATTAAGTCTTGTGCTTTACAGAAGTCTCCGCAAACATCAGTTCCGATTTGTTGTAAACCTCTATTAACCGATTCGTTTACAGGTACCATAAATGCACCATGTGTAGATGGGTTAGATACGAAATCCCAACCAATCAATTCAAAATCTTCTTGTACCTCTACTTTGTTTCCAGATAAGTTACGAGTAGAACCCATACCTCTTGATGAAATACCTAATAGGATACCAGCTTTCAATAATTCTTTTAAGATGTTACCAGATGGAGTAGATAGAACTTCAACAGTCCCACATAAATCATCACCGTCCCAATGAATCTCTCTAATATTGTGAGAAACATTCTTTAAGTTAATTACAGTAGAATCCGGATGGTCTAATTCACCTAAAGCTCTACGCTCTTTAATGAATACCTCATACTTCTTAGCTTCTCTCATTAGGATTTCCTTTGGATAAATTCTTCCGTTTTGATTTTCAGCACCAGCTCTTTGTAGAATACCTTTAACAATGGTTCTTCCACCTTCATCTTCTTGTACCTTTCCCTCAAATAATTTTGTTTCTATTAAAAGATTCTTCATTCTTATTTTAATTCTTAGTTTTTAAGTAAATCATTTATTACTTTATCGTATAATCTCATACTATTTGTATTACCCGCGCCATCAAATCTTTTTTCTTTTTGTAAATATGAAACAACTTTATTTTTTAAAAGTTTTTCAACATCATTATTTTGAATCATTTTTTTGATAGCTGCTTTAAAATCATCTATTTCAGGAAATTCATTACCATCAGCATCTCTTGCTTCGGTTACTGATTCCATTTTACTTCTAATCTTATTAGCAATAGTACCTAATTGAGATTTATCAACACCTAAACTATCAACTACCTGTGCAACTAATTGTAATTTTTGTACATTGTTTAATTTAGCATCTTTAATTTTATCAATTGCCTGTGCTAATTTCATTTTAACAGCAGATGGTATAGTAGCTTTTGGTAATTCAGTAGATATAGATTCTACTTTGTATTCCTCTCCATCAACTTCAAACTCATCATCACCCTCTTGCTTTGCTTTAGAAACAGCTGCTCCAAAAGCATTACCTTCATTCTTTTCACCCTTACCATTCCAAGCAGAATCAATTTTGTTAAAGAAAGCTTTCTTTTCTTCATCTGACATTGCATTTATATCTTTACCTGCTTTATCTAAAGCTTTTTGAAAGAATGCCTGATATTCGTTTTCTTCTACCAATACTTCTTTAACTAATTCTTTTAGTCTTGATTTTGTAATTGATGTGTTCATATTATAGTGTTCTAATTTTTTCTGAAAGATTCATTAACCTTTCTTTTATCTTATGTAAACTTTTGTGTGTTCTTTTATAGTAATCATCTCTTTTAACTCCATTCTCATTCTTTATCTTAGAATACCAGTTAACAAATTTTTCTACCTCACCTAATTGTTGTTTGATACTTGTCATACCTCTACTCATTTTAGCTTTAGGGGATGCATCTCCGTTTTTAATTTCTAACCAACGATTTTCATTTAAACTAGCTTCCTCATCATCTTTTGCTAATATCATACCACTTTTATCTGCAATTTCACCAGAATCACTACAATCAGTTGCAGTTGGTTTCATTGTTAATGGTTTTTTAGAGTTAGCAGGAACATCGTTTTTCAACCAATCCTTTGCTTCTTCTAAATCATCAACAACCTCACCACCAGTTACATTAGCTAATCTTTTATTTTTCTTTGCAGTTTGACCTGGCTTTGAAAATGCATTAGGAGTATCATATCCAGCAACTGCAGCAGTTCCAGTCATTTCCTCCAATTCCTTTTCGTCTTGGATTTCTTTAACTATACCTCTGATTATTTCTTTTAGTCTATTTGACATTTATCTTTGATTTTAATTCTTTGATTAACTCATAAGAAAGCATGATAGATGAAACGTTATTATCAGATACAGTTTTACCAATTTTCATTTTTTCTAAAACAGAAATAGTTTCTGACAATTTAATTGTAGTTACTTTATCTGATATTTTAGATTTAATTGTTTTTAATTCTTTCACAATTTGTGGAAGTTCTACTGCTAAGTAATCTTTAAATTTAGATGTATTAGACATGTTATTGATATATTCTTTTAACAAGCCCTTTTGCTTTTCATCTAAATTTGTATATTTTTTATTGAAAGTTTCAACAAGAATCTTATAGGTTAGTAATCGTAGGTCTTTATCTTGTTTTTTGTAGGTTTCTATTAGTTTTGTACTATCAGAAGTAGGTTCAACTTTGTTTGAAGTTGGTCTTGAGATAATATTCTCAATTAATGTAATTTTAGAATTAAATACATCTTTAATATCGTAGTTTTCAGATTTTTTAGATTCAAACACTTTATATATTGATGCTAGTACTTTATAATTAGTTATAGGAGATGTTAAAAATTGCTCTAATTCAAATTTTGAATTAATTTCTTTAATAAGATTGTATTTTTCTTTAGATAGCTTTACAACATTTAATTTAGAATGAGCCTGTGATACAGTCTCAACGAACATTTCAGCTTTTGCTTCTGAATTGTATTTTTCTTTTAATAGTAAATCATAAAGACGTAATTCTTTATTTAATTCAGTACCTGCGGCAAAGAATTCCTTTACTATATGTTTTGCGTTCTCAGTCTTATCTCCATTAAGAACTTCCAATGTTATTTGTCTTACTAATAATTCAAATAACACTCCAGTGTTCTTAACTTTGGAATGTTTTATTTTTTTCATTTAATTACCCTATAATTTAACCTATGTACATAAACTAACACATATAAATATAAACTTTTTAATGTTTATTAAAATTTACTGTCATCTAACAGATTATTTTCATCTAAAAGGTCAGTTTTTTCAGTTTTTTCACTTAAAATCTTCTTTTTTGCCGAAATTCCGTTTATATATTCTTGTGCTATTTTCTTATTTGATTCATTTGTACGAGTTTCTCTCTTTCTCTCTTTCTCATTTTCTTTGTTTCCCAATGGGTCTCTACCTAATGGATGTTTATCTTTACCATATGTATTTCCCTCTCTTGGTCTACCACCTTTATTATCAACAATCTCCTGCTTCATTTTTTCAATCTCCTCCTCTACATTTTGTTGTTGAGGTGGATTTGCTGGGTCTTGTCCTTGCTGTTCAATTGAATTATAACGGAATCTATCTTTAAGGTCTAATACCATTTTAGCTCTTTCGGTATCCATCTCATCTTCACTTATACCAAATATATTATGATAAACCCAATCGGTAGATAACATGTTTAATGCTTTCATATCACTTGCCAATCTAACTTTTTCACTCCATAAGTTTACTTTTTCTTGCTCATATATTGTAGAAGCGTTTGTTAAAGTAAGTTGGAAGTTTGTCATTTCCGAATCATCTATACCTTGTCCAGCTAAGTGTACAATTGCAATCTTATATAATTCACTAACAATTGTTCTTTGAATTCTTTCAATAGTTCTAGCAAAACGAACATCTTGTGCTGCTAAAGTTGCTTTACCATTTACATCTTCTTCATATCCTAAAAATGCTTTAGGTATTTTAAGTGCTGCAAATAATTTAGCTTTTAAGTAATCAATATCCTCTATTGCCGTATATTCCAATCCAGACAAGTTGTCAATTGAAGTACCGCTATCCCCACCTCTAACAGGTAAGAAGAAATCTTCCGTAAGGTTTTGGATATTGTATTTTAAATTATAATCACCTGTATTTTTATCAACAAATGGAGTTTTCTTCATTTTGTTAATAATCTTTTGCATGTAGTTATCTACTTCATTAGGATTAATATTACCAATATCAATTTTGAATATTCTTTTTTCAGGAGCTCTCATAATACGATGAATTAACATCGCATCTTCCATTAATTGTAATTGTTTCCAAACTCTACGGCCATTTTCAATCATAGCCTTACCATATGGAAGGAAGTTTGTATCTGATAATAAACGGAAGTGAGCTATTTCATAGTTCTCATATTCCTTTTTACCAAATCTATCTAATTCAACTTTAAACTTAACATAGTTTTGGTTCATTGGGTCAGTACCTTCCAATCTTTCCGTATTATATACAGAGTATGGAGTTACATTAATAATACCCTTACCTTCTACCATTTCTAATGCTAAAAAGAAATCTCCGTATTTTACAAGGTTTCTAGTCCAAGGCCAAAGGTTAAATTCTATGTTTATAATATCATAAAATAAGTTATGTAGTATTGCACTTACATTTTCGTTTGATGATTTGATTGCTAATATATCACCATATTCATTCTTTGTTGTGGATTCATCCGAATAGATATCTAATGCAGATGCTATAATTGGGTCATTATCCATAGCATCATAATCTCTAAATAATTCTCTACGAACCTGATGGTATGCCATTGATTGTGCACCCTGATTGGTTTCGTAATATGACCTTTGTAATTTTGTATATCTATCTCTAAGATTTACAAAATTTGTACTCATTTGCTTTTCATCCGTATCAACAACTCTACGCTTACCGTCTTTATCAACGGTAACAATAGCATTTGTTGAAAATAATTTCTTTAGTCTACCAAAAAAACTTTTACTGTCATCTAATTCTTGTTCTGCCATAATTTATTTTATCAGTTTTCTATTTTGACATTATATAACATAAATATCGTAAAATATCAAAACACTACAACCATTGGGATAAATCCTCAAAATCATCCCCAACTCTCATTTTCCAAGGGTTATCATTCATTGTATCATTACCACCATAAATCCCTTGAGATGTGTTTGATGTGATACCACTTACCGCTTGTTTGGTTAAATCAATACCTTCTTGTCTTAAACGAAGTGCGGTATCTCTAACCCATAATCCAATTGATATAGCCATAACTAAGTCATCGTTATAACCTTTCATTGCTTCAGCTCTACCATTCATATAAATAAACGTAAATAATTCATCTATTAAACGAGATGAACGAATTATAATTGATTTCTCTCTAAAGTAATCAGTTAATTTAGATATGATTAAAGGTCTAGTCTTAGAAGTTGTTGAAAACCCAGCTACTAATCCCTTTTCTTCACTTCTATATCTATTTGTCATTTGATGTTGTATATCAATGTATTTTAAATCCTTACTCATATAGAATAAGTTTTTATATCCTCTATCAATTACTTGCTGAATTGTTGCCCAACCAATATTTGCGTTCTCTATTACAAGTAATGCATCATTATATTCTGTTGAAAGTGCTACTAAAAAGTTTCCAAAATCTTTAGTGTCTACCTTACCTCTATATTCTGCAACCTGTACGGAATTCACAATATCAATTACATGACAAGTAGAATAATCGGCACCATCTCCTCTAGCCACATCGGCCACTACCATATATGATTTAGAATAATCCGCATGCTCCCATTTCCAAAGATTTCCATCAAACCCACCTTTCTCAATTGGTGGTATTACATATGTTTCTTTATAAAACATTAATAATTCAGGTTCAATTACAGTTTCTCCAGAAGATACAAAATCACAATCACACTCTTGTGCTGCTTTTTTTGCACCTAATAATTTTTCTTGTTCATCTCTCCATTTTTTATCTCTTTCAGGATGCACTGTCCAATGTAATCTGATTGTATTAAATGGATTTGTACTTTCTTCTGCTCCAATCCAAGTTTGATGAAACCAATTACCAACACCATTAGGAGTAGATAGTGCTATACAAGCTCCACCTGTTGATAAGGTTGATTGAGCTGATACCCAAATCTCATCAATAT